TTGATGCCTTCGAGACGCTTTTCATCGTCACCACCCACGATGCGTCCACCGTGTTTGGCGTTGAGTGCGAACTGGGTGAGCGGTTCTGCGAGTGCTTGCGCCGCACGCACGCCGATGTTTGTCCCGATCGGATGCGCGTGCCCTGACGTCGAGAGCCCCTGACAATGCTGACAAACACCATGCGGCGCTTCACACGTCATTGGTGACCGAACAATGACGTCCTTGCCCGCCCTGCCGAGGCTTGAGGCGAGTTGTGGCGTGACCAGCTGATTGGTTCCCGCGAGGTACCGATCGATGATGTGTGGATCGGACGCAGCCATGGCCAACCCGTTCTTGGTCCCGCAGTCCGCCTTCGTCACGAGCTGGTCGCCCATGTTGTTGACGAGGATCTTGGCGAGATCACCAGGCTCAACAACCGAGATGTTCGAGACCACTGCGTTGACCCGGGCCTGGCCGCCCATGACCCACGCGTCCGCCGGCTTGAGCCCCTCCGAGAAGCTCTTGTCGACGAGCCACGGGATGACCTTCCCCTTCGAGTCCTCGGCGAATACGGGAGCCCCAACCGTACGCATGAGCTGAGCCGCGTTGCCGCGACCGCCTGCCCGTACCATCTCCCCCATCGTGCCGGGGTGGTTACGTGCAAGCGTGAGCATCGCATTCTGTCCGCCAACGAGCGCCTTGATCTTGTCCGTGCTCGTCGTCGCCTTGCGGAACGCGTCGGCGTGAGGCTTCAACGCTGCGTCACGTTCGGCGACGCGGGGTGCGATGTCGTCGAGACCTACGGAGATGCCATCGAGTGTTGCCACCTCATCCCCGAGTCTTTTGAGCCGGGTGACAACGTCGGGATACTTGTGCGGATCCTCCTTGGCTACACCCAAGAGAACATTGTTCAACGCACCTTTGGTTAGCACGCCCTGACCCCTCCACTTTGCAGGGAGGATCGAGTCGACAAGGTGTTGGCCCAAGGTGGTCGCCATCACATCTGCGGATAGCCGCCCCCGTACGTCAACATGTCAGGGCTCTGCTGTAGCTGCGACTGTGCGGCGTTCTGTGCGGCCTGCTGTGCATGGTGTTTGTGCAACATGTAGAGTCCACCGCCGGCCAGTAGTGTCGGCGCGAGGGTCTTGATGTTGCCGATTGCGCGGTCTCGATGCATGCGTCCGATATCGAGAATCGGTCCCGATGCACCCTCCGGCATGTGGCCAATGTTGCCGAGGTTCGACGCACCGCCCAGACCGCCTCGCAGGTTGTGGAAGAGTTCCTTGGCGGCTCCCCACTGTCCGCTTCCGAAGCCCTTCGCCTTGCCGAGCAGGTTGTTGAACATCCCCGGAGGTACCTCCGCCAGCGCGACCTTGATGCCGAACCGCACACACGCGTCTCGCGCACCCTGCACTGCACACTGTTCCAACATCAGACGCCTCCGAAGCCGGTCGGTTGACCCATGTCGCTGAGGCGGTTCGCGGTGTCGCCACCCGCGAGGTTCGAGGGTGTGCCCCATGCCGTCGCCCGGTCGAGAGGGTCTCGTGACGCGAGTTGCGCATCCGGGGACTGAACGTCGTCCACCTTGGCGAGCAGCTTGGCGAGGTTGTCTGCGGTGCCCTCGACAGGCGGACAGTCGGCCCTCTTCGCCCCCCGTTCGGACTCTGCCTTGTGCGCGGCCTCGAAGCCGTGGAACGTACGGGTTGGAATCTTCAGGCGCAGCTCTTCTGCGGCCTGTTTGAAACCGAGACGCTCGAGAGCGTCGGCGATGCCGTGTGCGTGTGCTTTCTTCACGTGTTCCGGCAACTTCTTGCCCTTCGGTGTTGCTGCCGCGAATTCCCTCGCGACCTCAGGCTCGTTCGCGAAGAGGTACTTCCTCTGGGCGTTGCTGACAAAGGGCACGCTGTATTATAGGTGCGAACCCTTGATCTCGATGGGGTCGTTGAGCGTGATTTCGCCGCGGTGGTAGGCAGCCATCGCCTCCCCCTGTGATTCGAAGTGGCGCAGTTTCTTGGTGCCCGCAGCTTGCGTTGCGCGGTGCAGGCCCAGCACCGCCTCCATGTCTGGGGCGATGTTCAGGACCCCGGGACGCTTGTCCGCGAAGATCAGGTGCGAGAGCGTCATCTTCTTGACGTCCTCGATACCGCCTTGTGTCACGGGCGCATGAATCTGTAGAGCGTCTCCGTCGTAGTCAGCATTCATGCCCTTCTCGGCGAAGGGGTTGAGCTTGAGCGTCTTGCCTTCGACGATCTTCGGGTAGGCCCCGACGATGTTGAAACGGTGCAACGATGGCGCGCGGTTGACCATCACGGGACGTTCCCGGGCCTCGTTGACCAACTCTTCACGGGCGCGGGGCGTTCGGTCCTCGACCATCTTCTGTGCATCCGTCGCGGCGTAACCGCTACGGACCAGCCGCCCCACCACGAATTTTCCGTACATCCCCCATAGCATCCCTTCCGGGACGCCGATCTCATCCATCGACAGCGTCGGATCTGGCGCGATGGTTGCGCGGCCGCTGACGTCCTGCTGGCGCTTCATGAGCTTGGACTGGAAGAAGCCGCTGCCAGGACGCGTGCCCGTGATGGCCGCGAGGTACCCTTTCGCTCCGCGTTTCTCTGCGCTCGGGCTGACGGGTTCTCCGACACCGTAGAGCGCGCTAACTGCGTCGTACAGGTGTTGGCGAGGCCCCGGTAGTTCCGATGACGGCAACAGCTTCGCGGATGTCTTGAGTTGGTTGTTCGCGAGGAACGCGTCCTTGTAGAGAAGGTTCGCGTCGCTGACCTGCAGCCGTCCGTCCTTGAGCGGCAGGATCGGCCGAATCACCGGAGGTGTCACCGGCACCTTCGAGATGACGTACGCGTCCGCGGGCTTGAGGTTGTGGGCCTGCAGTGCCTCGAGGTACTTGATCTGCTTCACCACACCGTCGAGAGCGGGGCCGCGCGCCTGGCGTGACTCGGTGCGCAGTTCCTTGATCCGGTCGTCTACCTTGATCTCGCCGAGGGCGTTCTTGAACCAGTGACCGCCCTTGCCCACGCGGTCGGTGAACTCACGTTGCGTGAGCCCCAGCAGCCGGCGCACGGGCTCCTCGAACACCGGGTTCACGATCGGTTCGTGCAGCTCGACGTGAGACCACTTGGTGCCTGACATGCCGCCCGTGACCCCCGGGTCGAAAAGTCCGTCGGTCTCGGGGCGCAAGTCCTTGGCACGGATCAGCTTGCTCGGGTCCTTGAGCACGCCTGAGGTCATCTTCATGACGTCGGCATCCGTGAGCGGTCCGAGCGCGAGCCGCGAGCCCGTCTTCGTGACCTTGACGCCGGCGCCCGTGAGCATGCTCTGCAGCTTGTCGTAGGCGAAGGGCGTCTTGGGTGACGGCGTCGGTAGTCCCAGCTGAACGGCACGCCAGAATTCGTCGTTGCGCTGGCTCTTGATGGAGGCGGCCTCGCGCAGCACGTTGCGCGCGTTGTGCGCGACGAGCCCGTCGAACTCCATCTTGCCGAGCCCCTTCGCGCCTTCATCCCCACCGCGCGCGGGCTGCTGGTTGTAGTCGTAGCGTTCGGCACCGTGCGCCGCCCAGTTGCTGTCCGTCGTCTTGAACAGCTTGAGGATGTAGCTCTTACCCACGACAACATCGGGGATCTTCTTGCCTGTGATCGGGTCGAGCACGGTCTCCTTGTCGGTGAGGCCGTGTTCCTTCAACAGGTCCTTCGCGTACTGGACGTTGTCACGCCCCGGCGTGTACTGCGGCACAACGATGGGTTTGCCGATCTTCTCGGCAACCTTGCCGAGCGCGGTCTCGATGACCTGCGCCGGGTTGATGCGCGAGACGATGCCGGCGGATGTGAACAGAAGGTCGACGGGACGCCCGTGTTCGTCCTGGATCATCTGATGGTCGGGGACGATCTTCGCGATGACACCCTTGTTGCCGAAGCGGTTCGACAGCTTGTCACCAATCTGCAGCGCCTCCTGTGTCCGAATGGACGCGGCGGCGTGGCTCGCGGTCTTGGCCACATCGACGACGACACCGGGGCGGTCATGTCTCCAGGTCTCGACGATCTCCTCGAACGGCTTGACGAGGCTCTTGGACAGTTTCCCGAGCAGCGCGGCATCCCCGACCGCCTTGTTCTCCCGCACGCCTGCCATGATCAGGTCGCCCTTGTGCAAGGTGACGCCAGGCTTGACGACGCCGTCATCGTCGAGGTTGTCGTACTGCGACTTGCCGTAGCGGCTGCCGAAGTACGTCCGGTGCTTCTCACGCCCGAGCTGCACATCGCCTGCGCTCGACAACATGTGTTGGTACATGTGCTCGCTGATGAGCTTGTCGGCTGCACCTTGCGAGACGACGATGCCGTCGTTCGTGTTGAGGCCACGATAGGGCATGTACGCCACGCGCAGGTTCGTCCCGAGCGCGAGCGTGCCGTCCTTGGTGAAGTTGCTGTGCGCGAGAACCTGCCCCGCCTCCACCCGATCGCCGACCTTCACGGTCAGCGTGTTATGGAGCATCGTCTTGGCAGCGAGCGGGAAGTTCGTGTCGTAGTGGATCTTGGTGCCTTCGACGACGGAGGCGTGTTTCGCATCCGGCGTGATGTGAATCCAGTCGTCGTCGATCTTCGTGATCGTCCCTGCCGTCCGTGCCGTCGGCACGATCAGCTTGATCATGTCCTTCTCGACCGAGATGCCCGGCTTCCACGACGCGACCTGGACGAGCGGTGCCTCACGGAACGTGAGGGGCAGCGCCTGGCCCTGGTGCTTGCTCGCCATGAGGACGCGGTTCGCCTGGATGCCGTAGATGAGCGGGAGCAGGTTCGACGTCGGACCGTACTGCGCCGCAACGTGCTCCAGCTGGTGGGTCACCTTGTCCGCAGTCACGCGTGACACGACGCCGTGCGCCATCGCGTCGACGATCTTGCCCGCACCCAGATGCTCCCCGGGGAAGGCGACGACCGACTTGGCCATGTCGCCCGCCTTGAGGTAGGTCGTCTTCTTCGCAGCGACATCGTAGACGGGCGCGTAGAGGTTGCCCTTGTCGTCGCGTCGCGCGCCGAGCGCCATGCGCAGGTCCACGCCAACCTTGAAGCTCTCGGGCGTACGCGCAGGATCGAGGATGCCGAAGTGCGTCGGATGGACGTCACGCGCCTCGAGCGGGATCGCTCGCTCTGACGCGATCGCACCCTCCCCGAGCATCGTGACTCGGGACGCCTCGTCGAGCAGCTCCATCGGGTTGATCTGCATCGGGACCGCGGAGAGCGAAGACCCGATCAAGAACCCGTGCATCGACCGCGTGAACGGGCCCGCAGGCAACGCCTTCTTCAGGCTGCCGTGGTTCGCATCGAGCTTCCAGCCGAGCTTGGCGCGCATCGCGCGGGCGTCGAGCGCGACGCGTTCCTTCATGAAGTCGTCCACGGAGTGGAACGTCTTGAAGGCGAGGGAGTCTCGGTCGTCGACATCCGCGGCGGCTCGGTGGACATCAAGCATCTTCTTGGATGCCGTGAGGATCGCTGCAGCCGACGCCTTGTCGTACGGATAGCCGAGCGTGTGTTGCGAGACCTCCGGGTCCATCGCCGTCTGGTCGAAGTACTCCCGCAACACCCGGGTCTTCTCGTCCGTCGTGGCAGCCGTCTGCTTGGCCGGATGCACGAGCGTCTCGTAGAGCTTCGCGATGTGTTTGTCCGGACTCTTCCAGGCGTCCCGGTTCATTCCCGCGATCTCGGATCCCCAGCTCTTCGCGATGTCCTGGTGGGGCATGCCCAACGCTTGCAGGATCGGATGCAGCGGGATCTTCGTCGTGGTGTGCGACGGCTGCATGTAGAGGAGACCCTTCGCGGCATCCATTGACACACGGAAGTTCGCGCCCTTTGACAGGTTGAACGTGGTCTCCAGTTCCTCGTTGCCGCGTCGACGCACGTACGCACCGGGCTTGGTCCGCAGCTGGTTCGCGACCGAGTACTCCGTGCCGTCTACGATGAAGGTATGCCGCGGCGTGAAGTACGGCAGCTGCATCAACGTGAAGTCTTTGGAGTGGTCGACGGTTTCGCCTGCCGCGTTCTTCACGGTGACGTCACCTCGCACGCGTTCCGACAAGGTCCGCCCCTCGAGCACGGCGCGTTTCTGCTCGTGCGAGGAGTAGTCCTTGGGCTCGACACGCACGTTCGCCAGCTCGAGGGTGTGCTTGCCCGCCTTGAGGGGAAACGACTGCTCGAGGCCCTCCACGACCTTCTTGCGAATCATCTCCCGCCGCGTTTCGGCGTCCTCGACTACGGGTCGTAGATTTGGCAACATTTTGGTACAAGACCTCGTTAGGGAATACGACGCGGTCTTTCCACAGGCTCGGCGTCACCCGCGTCCTGGTTGTTCACAGGCGCGAGGCGCTCACGTTGCGTCAGGTAGACCAACGCCACCATGAAGTCGCCCTCCTTCGAGAAGGTCCGATCTTCGTAGCGCATGATGGCCTCCCCGCGCAGCACCTGGTTCATGACGTCCTCGTAGGCGTCACAGTCGGCAGGCAATGCGAACACCGCGGAGTGGGCCTCGTAGTCCAGTTCGGGTCCAGCGCGATTCCCTCGGGGCTCGAACGCCACCCGCCCAGGACCGTTCTGTGATCCGAACATGCTGGAGATGTCGCCGCTGACACGTTGCGCGCGCTCGACGACGTCCGCGAAGTCTTCTGATTCTTTCGGCATGGGATGTTTATCCTACTACCCTGCTGCAGGCGGAGGTGCGCCCCCGCCAGAAGGATCTCCGCCCTGACGGCCCGCGGCGAGTGCCTGCTGGTTTGCCTGTGTTTGTTGGTCGTGCATGCGCTCCTTGACGACCGCGTACATCACCATGTCCTCCGTTTGGAGCGCGTGCATCTGCGACTGTCGCGAGCCCGGGTCGAGCCCCATCATCTGCTGGACCACTTGGTCAGCCTGCGCGATCACGGCCTGCTGGTCGTAGGACAACCCTTGCTGCCCCTGCTGTGCCTGTGCACGCGCCCGTGCCCCGAGGTCGTTCTGACGCTTCTGCATCTCCACCTGCAGTTCTTGCGCGGAGCGCGCGTCATCAAGCGCCTCTTGCATGCGCCACTTGCGTTCGTCGGATGGGTCGATGTTGAAGGCCTCGCCGATTGTTCGCCTGGAGATCCAGGGGCCAGAGGGATCGGCACCGTTGAGTTGCAGGAGCAGCGACTTCTGCTGCACGTCGTCGATGAAGCGGAACGGGGCAAGCGAGACCTCGACGGTCCCTCGTCCCAGCTGCTTGGCGGACTTGTCCGTGACCCACTGCAGTAGGTCGTTGAGGTCGCTGGTCTGGTGCACGAGCTGGTTCTCGAGCACACGAAGCTGGATGCCGGAACCCATCGCCGAGAAACCTCCGTAGATGAACTCCTTGGGCAGGCCCATCGCCGCGATGATGTTGTCTTCAGCGGCCTGAACCTCGCCGAGGGTCATGAGCGCACGTGCCTGTCCGCCGAGGTGCGTGACCTCAGCCGGGATCGGCGACCACATGATGTGGAGCGGGTCGCGCCGCCACTTCTTGACGCTGGTCTTCATCTCAGCAGACCACTTCGACAACGAGATTGTGGTCATCGGATCGGCATTCGCCGACGCCTGCTTCGGCGACACGATGCGCAGCGGCACGATGTAGTCGAGGGCGATCGCCTCGTTCGCCTTGCGGAGCACCGCGGCGTAGAAGAACAGCTTGATCGTCGATGCGAGCGGCGGGAAGCCCCACTGCGCTTCGATGCCCGCAGGCGCATCCATGCGCATGTGGAAGACCTGACCCTCGGCGAACTTGAAGATCTTGTCCTCGCGGATCGCCTTCAAGAACTCCATCGGCATCGTGTCGATGAGGTGCTTGTTCCCCTTGGAGCAGCGCTCCTTAATTTCCTTGGGGATCGTGTAGTAGTACTCGCTGTGCCCGGTGATGGGGTTGTAGTCGATGTCCATCAGCTTCGGATCCCATCGGATGACGCTGATGCGGTCCTTGCGCGTGATCTTCCGGTCGATGACATCCTTCTCACCGATGTCGACGCGCACGTTGCACCCCTTGCAGGGATAGTTGAAGGCCAGCTTCTTCAGCTTGAACTTGTACGAGACCTGCTGGATGTTGGTCAGCGTCTGACAACGCGGGCACTTGAGGAAGCGTACGAACGGCGCGTACATCGAGAAGAACGCGTTGCCATAGACGAACTTGTCGACGGCCGCACGGATCAGGATCCGCTTGGTCTTGAGCGTCTTGTTGTGCAGGTCCTCGTAGTAGTCCTTGAGCGCTTCGTTCTGCGTCTCGTAGACGATATCCGTGATGGGATACGTGCAGAACTTCTGGAGCGCCGCGTAGATCTGTGCGCTGTTGAAGTAGAGGTACTCGCACAGCCGGAAGAGGTCCTTGAGCTTCCGCGGCGCGAATGCCGTGAGGAAGTCGAACAGAGGACTGCCGTGCGACGACGTGTTGCTCGTCGACAGGTCCCCGGCGCCCGTGTCGTACATTCCATCAGCGGCCATGTGTGTTTACCTCGCCAACATGTAACATCGTAACGTGATAGAAAGGCGGCCGTATATGGGCAAAGCCCTGATGGAAGTTCGCGTGGGCCGCGCAGGCAACGGGACGCCGGTGTTCTTGGTTTCCGGGCAGAACCCGACGTTCGGTCGCATCTTCGGCGCGTCCTGGGATGCCAGTCGCGCGCTGTGGATGTACCCCGCGTTCTATCCCGCGTCGGACAAGGTGCTCGCGGACTTCACCGCCGTTGCCTCGGATGTTGACGTTGTGATTTCGGACGTTGCTCAACAACACATCCTCGCGCTCGCGGACGTGCAGCGTCGCATCAAGGCCCTGGAGTTGCCCGCCGACTTCAAATTCATCACCACACCCTACCAGCATCAGATCGAGGGCCTCTGCCACGTGTTCTACAACACGCGGGCCGCACTGTTCTACGACCCCGGGCTGGGCAAGTCCAAGATCGCGATCGACCTCATCCGCCTGCTTCGACACGCAGGAAACCGCACCCCAGCCCTTGTTCTGGGCCCCCGTGTCACGGTCCGAAATTGGGGGCGTGAGATCGACTTTCACTCGGGCCGCCAGCTCACGTGGGCGGCCTTGGTCGGGACGCCCAAACAGAAACACGCGATCCTCGAGCGGGCGGCCGCCGAGGGTACCGACGTGGTTTTATCGACGTACGACACTGCGAGAAGTTTAGTGGATTTGCTCGTAGAACGGCTG